CAGGCTGACGGTCAGCGGCGCGTCATCGGCCAGCCCCTTCAGGGCGGTGGCGACGCCGGATGCGGTGATGTCGAAGCCGACATCCCCCATCAGCGTGAGCGTGGCGGGCGCATCGCCCGCGGCGGCGCGCATCTGCACGGACATGCGGTGTCTCCTGGGTCTCAGGCCGCCAGCAGCAGGGCGGCGATGGCGTCTTCTTCGTCGGCCAGCGCGGCCAGGCGGGCCTGTTCGGCCGCGAGCGCGGCCGGGGATGGGCGGGTGGTCAGGCGCGGCGTGCCGCAATCCGGCAGCCCCGCATCGATCCCGATGGCGCGCAGCGCGTGGATGCGCGGCACGAATTGCACATACCCGCCGCCATCATCCTGCTGCGCCGGCGGATCCAGCTGCGGCGTGCCGAGCTGCGGCGCGCCGGCCGCGATCCCGACCGCGACCAGCGCGTGACGCTGGCCCAGCGCCGGACTGCCGAGGGTCGGGGCGCCGGTGGTGACACCAATCGCCGCCATGCCGGGCGCGCTGGTCAGCGCGGGCGAACCCAGCACCGGGGCACCGGTAACGATCCCCACCGCCGCGAGGGCATGCACCTGGCCCAGCGCGGGGGCGCCCGTGGTGGGCGCGGCGGTCGCGACGCTCGTGGCCGTCAGCGCATGCACCTGGCCCAGCGCGGGCGCATCCAGCACCGGGGCGCCGGCGGCGATGCCGGTGGCGGTGAGGGCGACGCTACCGGCCGCCCCCTGCGGCGCAAGAAGCGTCAGCAGCATGGCGTTATTCCGTCAGGCTGCGAAGCCGTGCCAGCGTCGCCTCGGTCTCGGCAATCTGCGGATCGAGGACCAGCAACAGCGCCACATCGCCCACGCTGGCAGCTTCGCCGCGCTGCATATTCAGCCTGGCCAAGCGGGAGGTGGCGAGCGCGATGAGTTCTGCGATCTTCATGGCGGCGCCCTCAGACCAGCGGGATCAGTTCTTGGCACACAGTCGATGTGTGCGCCTGGAGCAGCACCACATCGTAGGTGTCGGTTTCGTCGATGGCCGCATAGGCCGCCATGCGACAGCCTAGGAGCGCGCTGCCCGTCTGGATGAAATCGGTCGGCGTGTAGGGCGTCAGCACGCGGGTTTCGGAGTCAAAGCGGAATATCTGGTTGATGGCGCCCGTCGTGTAAACGTTGATATAAGTGTAGCGCCCCTCCTGTCCGAATGGGCTGTAGCAACCCGTCGTGCCCGCGCCGAAAGCGTTGTTGCTGCCATCGTAGGTGATGGCGCCGGTCCATGTGCCCGTGATCGCGCCCGCGATATCCAGCACGTCGAGCGTGGTGGAGGCGCCGCCACGGAAGAAATAGTTGAACGAGTGCCGCGCGTAGCGCGCCGGGTCCGGCTGGATGCCCCAGGACGGCGCCCACAGGCACCCCGCCCCGTTGGCAGCGGGCGCCGCGCCGAAATAGGTGGTGGACCACGCATCGGCCGCGATGGAGTTGGTGCCGTTGTTCACGGCCGCGTCGCCGTAATTGTAGGTGTAGGTCGTCGTGTTTGCCGACGTCCGCAGCACCAGCAAATTTGGCTGCTCAATCACGAAGCGCGCCGCGCTGCTTGGCGTCGTGGTCCATGCCGCGCCGAGCGTATAAACCGCGCTCGGCCCGGCGGTGTGCGAAGCGATGATCCGGCGTTGCCCGACGGATGCAGGCGTCGTCGGGTCCGCGACGATCCGGATCTGGAAGTTGCGATATTCGTTCGCCAGCACCACCGCGTCGCCGCCGCTCGCCTGCCCGGTGATCGTCGTAGATGCAGAGGCCGTCGCCAGCAGCGCAACACGGTCGGTGTCGTAGGTGGTCGCGCCCTTCACCATGCCCTCGCCGGGCTCGTGGTTGAAAGGCACATAGAGTTCGTCCATCACCAGCATGGCGCTGTCGGTGCCGATCGTCGGCAGGTTGGTCGTGCCACGGTTGGCGAGCGTGTTCGACGCGGGCTCGAATGTGCGGAAGATGCCCGCAGCTACTGTGCTCGCGCCCAACATAAACAGCCGACCGCAGAGCAGTTCGTAACGCGCGCCCGTGGCGGGCGTGAAGGTGAGCGCCACGTCCAGCGTGATGGTCGGCGTCGTGCCAACGGTGTTGCCGACGATCCAGCGTTCCTCGGTCTTGCCCGCCACCGTGTCGATGATGCGGATTTTGAAACCGAAATCGCCCGAGCCGCCGCGATTGGCCAGCATGTTGAGGCCGACCGCAGTTGGAAGCGCGGTCGAAAGCGTCACGCTGGTCGTGGTCGCGCCCGCCGCAATGGTGCCGACCGCGCCGAAGGAAGGGACGAAAGCGCTGGTGGAGCCCGCGCCGAAGGTGCCCGCCGTCAGCGGCGTCCCGGAGATGTTCTGCCAAGCCTTCGTCACGATGTTGAAGCGCGCGAACAGCGAGTTGGAAGACAGATGATAGACGAACGGATTGCGGCTTCTGTCGTTGCGGAGGTCGCTTGCGAGGGACCGCGCAGCAGCGTGAGCATCGATCGACGGCGCGACCTGCGCCCACACCTGCCGGTCGATGACCTTCTTGAAGGTGTTCGCCATGTCAGGTGATCCTCGCGCGCACGCAATCGGCCCAAGCCGAGAGGTTGGTCTGGTTGATCAGCATTAGAGCAGGGCGGCTGCCGATGTTGGTCTGATCAGAAAGGGTCGTGACGGTGGAAACGGTTGAGACGGTGGTGACCGTGCCGCTCTCCAACACCGCCGTCACGCGCTGGCGGCGCAGGGCGCTATCGTAGGTCGGCGGGCTGATCGTTGCCTGCACCAACCGCCCCAGCAACTGCTCCGTGCGGTAGGAGATGACGGGCAGCGGGTTGGCCTCGGACGCATCCACAGCCGCGCCGTCTGCGCCGAACGTGACCTTGACGCGCTGGTGAAGGGCGCCGCCCACATTGTCGGCGGCGATGGTCGCGCCAGAACCGGGGGTGTAGCCGATGTTGTCGGACATGGCTTAGGCCGCGCCCGGAATGCCGATGTCGAAGGCGCCGAGGCTGAACACGTTGCCGTTCGTCACCGCCTGCGAAGATGCGAGGTTCCCCGTCGCCAGCAGCCGGCTGTTCACCGTGTCCACGATGGCCCAATGGGTCGCCGTGCCGGTCGCCGTGACGTTGCCATCGCTGAACGCCGCCACCGTCACGCGGCGGCCCGAAGGCGTGCGCGTGGCCGGTGCGCCGATGCTCAAGGACGTCTTGTTGCCGAGCGACGCCGCGCCCGTCGCGGCGGCATAGGTCGTGGGTTCGCTGGAACAGATGTCCAGCCGGTTCGCCTCCGTATCGAGCACATTCAGCCCGAGATCGAGGACGCGGTCAGCAATGAAAGGCATCAGCGATACTCCACACCCGTCACGCGGTTCTGCGCGTCGCGCACCAGCACGCCCGTGCGGGGCTGCGCGGCGCGTTCCGCGGCGGCGGCCACGGACGCCGCAGCGGCTGCGATCTGTTCGGCGCTGCCGGCCAGCGCGGCGCGGCTGTCGCCCATGGCCAGGGCCACGCCATCCGCCGTCGCGCGCAGATCGCGCAGCGCCTCGGCATTCTCCGCCGTCGCGGCGCGGGCGGCCTCGGCCGCGGCTTCGGCGCTGGCCATGGCCGGGGCCAGTTCCGCGCGCAGGGCGGCGCCCATCTCATCCGACAGCACCACCTGGACCATGGCGGCGGCGGGATCGCGCGGCACGGCGGCGCCGGTGGCCGCGTCTGCGTCGAGCGGTGGGTCGCTGTCCGGAATACTGGCGCCTGCGGCTCGCGCCTGCGTCAGGCCAGCGTTGCTGACCTTGCGTGCATCGAAATCGAACACGCTGTTCGTTTCGTCGAAACGCTTATTCCATTTCACGATTTCCGCCAGTTGCTTTTCTGGATCCAACCCCTGCGCCGCGACGGCATCGCCCCAGGTGCGGAGACCCATGCGAAGCATGGCCTTCTCGGCCAGCGCATCCTTCAGCGGGTCCACCATTTCGAAAGCCGGCGGGCCCCATTCGACCGGGTAGCCGCCTTCGCGCGGCGCCAGCACGCCCGCGCGCAGCGCGGCGGCAATCCAGGCGTCCCAGACCGGCTGGCACCAGCGCGGGATCAGCAGCAGCCATTGGATCTGTTCCAGCCGCCGCTTGAAGGCCAGCCGCCCGGCGCGCAGGCTGCTGTAATTCGCCTGGGTCAGGTCGCCGGTCAGCAGGTCATAGGTGATGCCCCAGGCCGCCGCGATCGCGTGCAGCTGGTGCCGCGCCAGGTCCGAAAAGCCGCCGACGCCGGACGGCATGGCGAATTTCACATCCTCGCCGGGCAGCAAGCGTTCCACCATGCCGGGGCTGAAGCTGCGGACGGGCTCGTTGCCGCCATCCGGCACGGCTTCCAGCGGGCCGCGCCCGGCGGGCTGGCCGGAGGTGACGAAGGCCGCGAGGCAGGCCTGGACCTTGGCCTGGTGCAAGGCCGCATCTTCCAGCTCGTCCAGGTCGCGCAGGCGCATCAGGAAGGGCGCGAGGTCCGGCACGCCGCGCAGCTGGCCGGGGCGGTCCTGGCGGAACAGGTGCAGCACGGCATCGGCCGCATAGACGCGCACGCGGCCACGACGGCCGCCGAATTCCTCGCCCGGGTGTTCTTCCAGCAGGTGATAGGCCAGCGGCGCGCCGCCGGCCGACAGCTCGATCCCCTGGCGGATCCGGGTGCCGGATGCGGTGCCGCCTTCCAGGTCTTCTTCCAGCAGGTCGGCTTCGACGTTCTGCAGCAGCAGCGGCACGCGGATGTTGCGCCGGCGCATATCGGCCGGGCTGGCGGGCAGCTTCAGCGTCAGGGCTTCGCCATCCTGCGCCCGGGCGCGGGCCACCTGCGCCATCAGCCCGGCGAAATCCAGCCGGCCGCCGATGTCGCAGCCCTTGGCCCAGGCTTCGAATTCCGCATTCACCTGGCGGTCCAGATCCGCATCGCCGGTGCGGCTGCGCGGGGTGATGCCGTAGCCCACCTGGTAGGCCACGCTGAGATCCAGCCCCGCCGCCGCCCAGGCGTTGTTCCGCACCAGGTCCCGCGCGCGGTTCCGCAGTTCCACCAGCGCGCCTTCCACCTCGGCCTGCGGCCCGGTGCCATCCGCGCGCCAGCCCTGGGTGCGGCGGCTGCGCCGCGCGCCTTCGTAGCGCGCCTGCACTTCGAACAGCGCGGCGCGCTGCTGCGCCCGGCGCAAGGCCCAGCGCGGCGACAGCGTCGCGATCAGGGTGTCGAGCACGGCCATCATCCGCGCGCGAAGCTGGTGAAGGTGGTGCGCTGGAACGTCGCAGCCTGGACGCGGCCTTCCAGTTCGGCGGCGGCCTTCAGCAGCTGTTCGGGCGTCGCGTATTTCACCGTGCGGCCGTCCGCGAAGCGCACTTCCACGACACCGCGGGCAGCGGAATCGCGCATCGCGTCGATGTCTGCCTGGGTGGGCATGGGGATCTCCTTTAGGCCGCCACGGCAGCGGCCGGGACGCGCACGCGGAATCGATCGGCGGCAGCCATCGCGTTGAATTGCGTCATGGCGGCCTGGGCGTCGTCGAAGCTGACGAACCAGGCATCCTCACCGGAGACGGGCCGGTAATTGGCCGCGTAGGTCACGGGGTGCGGCATGTTTTCCATGAGCGCCCACCCGCCGACCATGCCGACAACCGAATGACCGGATTCGGCCAGCCACGGAAAGAACATCAGGCCCAGGCGGTGCCGCAGCGACGCGGGCCGAATGGCCCTTTCGCGCCCTGCCACCACCAACACCACGGCGAGGTTCCGTTGCAGCACCTGCGCGCCCGGCAGGTGGAGCTGGATGCGACCGCAATCGCTCATCGGCATCTCCTCAGAACCAGTCGCGGCGGCGGTCGAACCAGCCGGCCTGGCCACCGCGCGCGGCGGCGGCCTGCGCCACGGCGGCGCGGTTGGCGGCTTCTGCCGCTTCCTCCGCCTTGCGGCGGGCGGCGGCTTCGGCTTCCGCCTTCAGGTCGGGGCCCAGCACCGCCAGCAGGTCGCCCTGCGCGGCTTCGGGCGGGGTCAGTCGTTCGGCGGCCAGGGCGGCCCAATCGGCGTCCGTCAGGCGATCGGCGTCGAAGCGGGCCAGGCCGCGGGCATAGACGGCCAGGTCGAATTGCTCGTTCGGGCCCAGCTTCTTCCAGACCGGCCGCTGCGTGCCGCCACGGATCTCCGTGACACAGGCCTCGGCGGTCAGGGACGCGAAGAAGGCGATATCCAGGCCGCGCGGGAAGCGCATGGCGCCGCGCGGCCAGGTGCCGCTGTTGGTGTCCGGGCCCTGCACCGTCAGCGCCAGGGCGGTGGCCAGTTCGGACTTCAGGTCCCAGGTGCCGACAGGCCACAGCAGGACCTCGCCGATCTTCCGGCCGCCGGCGTCCACATCCTGCACCGTCGCGCTGCCCAGCGGCGGCAGGCCCCATTTCGGGCGGCCGTCGAGGGCCATGACCTGCGGGCGGCGCAGCGCGGCGTGGCGGCGGACGTAGCGATAGACCGCCTGGGTGCGGAAGCCGCTATCCACGCCCCAGCGTTCGGGCCGCCACTCGCGCCCCCAGGCATCGGGCCAGGACCGGGCCAGGATGGCGTCGTGGTCGTCCCACACCTGCGGCAGGTTGGTGTCGCCGATGATGATGCCGCCATCGATGTAGTACTGCGACATCTGCCGGTCGAAGCCGTAGACGGCCCATTCCAGGCGTTCGCCCTGCACGTCCGTCGCGCCTTCCAGCCACAGCACGCCGGGCGGGATGCGGCCCAACGGGCGGTCTTCCGTGCGCTCTCTCAGGACCTCCGGTTTCGGCACATCCAGCGCGGGCTTGTAGGCCCGGCCCAGCCATTGCTGGCTGAAGGACTTGGCCTTGCCGGGATCCGCGCTGCTTTCCTCCGCCAGGCGCGCGACATGCGACCAGTCGGCGAAGGGGGAATAGAGGCCGTTCAGGCGGAAGCTCGGCTTGAAGCTGACCAGCTCGGGGCGTTCATGGTCCCAGGCGCCGTCGGCCAGCATGCGGCGCTTCGCGGCGTGGGGGATCAGCACGCCGCAGGCTTCGCAGGCGTAGGTGGCGGAGCCTGGATCGTTTGCCGTCCAGCGCAGCTGTTCGAATTGCAGTTCCTGGCGGTGGCCGCAGTCCGGGCACGGCACTAGGTAGCGGCCGCGGCTCCCGTCTTCCCACATCTGGGTGATGCGGCATCGGCCGCCGGGGCCGGGATCCCCGGCCTCGAGGCCGGGGGTGGAGACGGCGATGATCTTCTCTCGCCCCGTCCAGGCGATGGTGCGGGCTTCGGCCTGCGCGACGGGGTCGCCTCGGCCGCCGGCATCGGCGGGGAATTCCGCGACTTCGTCCATGACGATCACGCGGCGGGTGCGGGATTGCAGGCCCTTGGAGGAATTCGCGCCGGTCAGTTCCAGCACGCCGCCCGGGAACTTCTTCCGCATGATGGTGGAGCCGGTTTCGTCCCGCGACACCAGTTCGGACACGCGGGCCTTCACCGCGGGCGTGTTGGAGATCAGCGGGTCGAGCTTGTCCCGGTTGAAGTTCTTGGCTTCGTCGATGGTCGGCATCACCCACAGGATCGTGGCGGGTGTCTCGGCCATCATCTGGCCGACGGCGTTCAGCTCGGCTTGCGTCTTGCCACACTGCGCCCCGGCCAGCAGCACGACGCGGCGGGACGGGTGGTGCAGCGACATGCACGCCATCGGGTCGCGCAGATACGGCGTGCGGTTCGTGTCCCAGCGGCCGGGGTTCGGGCCTTCTTCCTCGCCCAGAATGCGCTGGGCGTCGGCCCATTGGTCCACGGTGCGGCGGGGCGGGGGCTCCGTGCCGCGCGCCCAGGCGGCCTGGACGGCCGCCCTCGCGTCAGGCAGGCCCTCGAAGGGCATTGTGCATCTCCGTCAGGGCGCGTTCCAGCGCCAGCACCAGGTGGCCGCGGATGGCGGCTTCGTCGGGCAGCAAGGCCAGCTCATGCGCGACCTGGTCGGGGACCATCAGGATACGGGCGCGCAGGTTACGGGCCAGGTCTTCCTGGGCGCGCTGGACATCCTCGCGGTCCAGCACCTCGCCGCGCTGTTTGGCCAGGGCAAGCTCGGCCAGCTGGGCGTCGGCGGCCATCTTGCGCGCCCGCTCGGCGGCCAGGACAGGGGCGTCGGGGTCGAAGGCGGCGGGGGCAGCGCGGGGCGCGGCCTTGCCGGTGGTTTGCAGCGCGGGATCCAGGCCGCCACGCAGGGCGCGGTAGTCGTCCAGCTCGACCAGCCCATCGGCGCCGACCAGCCCGGCGGCGCGCACCTGGCGCGATACGGTGGACTTGTGGACGCCGCAGGCCGTGGCGATGGCCGTCACATTCATGCGGGGCATCTACGCAGCCCCGTTGCACGTTGCCGCAACAGTCGTTGCGACGTTGCACCCTCTAGACCCCCCCTCACTACCTTTGTCCCGCAATGCTTCTCACCGTAATGGGCGAAGAGCAGGGGGGACCCGCGAGGGCGGAGGACTCGGCAAGCGATGTGCCAACTGGCCGGTGTCAAGGCCGAAATCGACATCCCCGCGCTCATACCGGCCCGAGCAGCGGCTGCAGCCGAGACGCCGGCACCCACAGCGGCAGCACGCATCCGTCGATCTCGACCCGCGCCTGCACCGCGCCATGCCGCCGCCGCACGTCCGAGACCGCGCCGACCTTGCCCGCCGCAGGCCCACCGACCAGCCGCACTTCCGCGCCGATGGCGACCAGCTCCGCGACAGGATCATGCACCGCCTGGATCTCCGCGCCGCGCCGCGCGATCGCGACGCGCAGCGCATCGAGCATCCGTTCCGGCACCGGCGTCGGCCGCAGAGGGTCCGACAAGTACAGCACGCCGCGATCCCGCACCGGATGCAGGCGATTGATCGCCCCCCAGCCATCAGCGACCACATCAAATGCGGCGAACAGGTAGGGCGCGCAAAGCGGCCGGAGTTCAAGGCCACCCGTCGGCAGCAGCACCGGCACCATCGGCAGGAAGGTCGCGAAGCCCAGCGCCTGGATGGCCAGCGCGGCGACCTGTTCCTGACGGTTCTTGGCAGCCACCGCATACCAGCGCCGGCCGCCCATGCTCCCGCAGTCCGCAGGGTTGAGCCCTTGGACCGCTGGTGCAACGGATGCCCGATTCGGAACCGTTTCGTCAAGCGCCATGTTCATGCCCCCGCGCATCGCCTTGAACCTCGCCGAACCGCCTGTCCCGCCAATGTCCCGTCTTTGTCCCGCCCTAACCCTATGAATTCATTCAGTTGGGACAAATGGGACAAATGGGACACAACAAAGGCCCGACATGCACGCGCCTGCGCGCACATATGGGCCCCTTTTCGCCTGTCCCATTTGTCCCATTTGTCCCAACGCAATCGGATCAATGACTTACGGCGGGACAATCGCGGGACAATCGCGGGACAAACCCTCATCCGTGGGGGCGCGGGGCGCGCGCGGCCTCCGCCTCCCGCGCCGCGACACGCGCATTCACAGGCGACCATCGCGCCTTCAGCGCCAGGACGATCCACTCCGCCCCCAGCCGATGCACCGCCGCCAGCTCCTCGAGCAGCTGCACCGAGGCCGGCGAGCCCTGGTCACGCTCGG